ATAGAAAATTATCTACAGTATGGTGGTTCCATTTCCATATTTTCCGGAATATCAGGAGAACAAAGCACAGCAAATACCATAGAGAGAGCAAAGAACAAAAAAATAAATGTGGATGCATTCATTTCACAATTTTTTACATTAAATAATACTATACGGACGATAGTAAACGATAGACAAGATTGTCTGGCCATCACATCCGTTCCTTCGGAACACTTGGGCGGAGTAGGTATGGGAAGGATAGCAAATTATCCTGTACCAAGGCAAGGTGATCCAACATCTTTTTATATTTTTTCCCCATCGAATGGCGAGACTGGAGCAACATGGGGATATACTGGATCGGACGAGTTTAGATATCCTCCCCTAGCGGAATCAACTCTTCCTAAACCATTCCAGCAAACATTTGTTCAAAATACTGGAGGAAATTATTTTCCTCCGGGAAGAAATGTGTTTTCATGTTTCGTTCTAGACAATAGACCTAAGCAGGGACAGTATGGATCCACTGCGGAATTTGTCGATGCGGCCAGACAATTTTCAGTGGGCTTGAATGAAGAAAGTTATGGGATTAGGGGATGTACCTTTAATCCATCATTATGGTCAGGTGTAAATGGTCAGACTGGGTTTACATTTTTTAGTTCTGCCAGCGATGCCGGGTCGGCATTCGCGGTGACAGGAAAACTCCGCTATTTTGATGGTGTTGACTACTTTTTCCCCAGTTCGGACGGAGGCGGTCCTTGGTTCGACCGAATACCACTAGACGTAAAAGACGCTATGGGAATCACACTTTATCGAAACACGCATATGACTGCTGCTCCCGGTAGACTTGCCGTTGTTAAAAATTGCATACACAGAACTCTGTTACCTGCCAAGGTAACCGTTACAGGTTTGACTAGTGGCCAAACCCCAGATGGTAAAAATAGACTTTTATCAAATCTTAATATATCAGACGTGCTCTATCCATGTAATTGGATGGACCCGTTTAGTTTCAAGAACGACGCGTTACTGCCAAAAATTTCGGATGCTTTTGAAATATTGCCGGGGGGATTATTAACTTCGTATCCGGGAGGGGCAATGGGAAATTCGGAGGTATTTGCTTCCATATATGATGTGAAAGAAACTTTAGATCCTCTTCGACCAAACCTTTCGGAAAGGCTTTTTGGATCCAGTGGATTTATGCCTAACGCAATAAAAAAATCTGCTTACGATACCAATTTAAGCACCACATACCCCGGTTTCGTAGACGGAGGAGTTTCTGCTGAATTAAATCAGTGGCAAAAGGAACATAATATTTACGGGACGAGTTCGGCAAACATGAACGCAACAGCCCAATCATTTTGGGGATGTACATGCGGAACAGGAGATGGATCAGGTGGTCTTCGAGAATTTATGTTCCGGATAGGTGGAACTACTCCCGATATATGTGTAGATTTCGGAGACAAGAAAACCACACAGTTTGTTACTGCTGAAGGTAGTACATATAGAGCATATATTGCGTGGAGTAACCCCCACAGCGATTGTACTATAGGTGGTTTAGCAAATATTTTTGGAGAATACATAGGACCAAACCAAGACGATAATATTGTCGGAGATGGAAATACGTTCCCCACCATGCTGAACAAACTTACCAAGAGCCTAGCGAATCAAGGCGGGATCGAGGCCCAAAACTTTACTTATATGAATCCAATTATTGGTGAGAATGTCTCTCAATCGGGTAAAACTATACACATACAACCTCTAGTTCCAGATTCAAGCGAAAGTGGGTTTGCATTAACAGCAGATAAAGAGAATTATTTTTATGTGTTCTCAAACCTTGCACATAATGCGGGTAATATTTCTGGTGTTGATAACGACCTAGATATCAACTGGCCAGTTGATATTATCAGGGATGATAACGAAGAAGACCTAGACCTAGGCAGTCTGGTAAATCCTATGGATTGGGGATTTCACTGGTATAGTGCAAACCCATTTGCTAATGATTTTGTGACAAGTGGTATTGGTCAGGTAGGCAAACCCGGTATAACTTTAGAAAGACAATTTTATGGACCTGGTGGATCGGCCGACGCACTTAACACGGCTAATAATGGAATAACTCAAGAAGGTATATACATGCTGGCCCAACTGGATGTTCTGCCAGGATGTGGTGACAGTGCGATACCAGTAGAGGGTTGTTTTTTCCCGCCCACCGTAATCGACATAACAGATGTTACATACAACACAATTTTTATTACAAACGCAGGGCGGAATGAATTCCCTGTTTTTGGAGAAAAATATCGTAGCAATTCATTCACAAATTATAAATCAGAGGAATCTATGAATAATGTGGAAAAATTAAAAGAGGTTCCGTTTACTTCAGATACCGCCGGGATTTTTGCTAGGTTATTTAGAGACTTAAGTCCTTGGTTCTCTCCCGGAAATTCTCAAGTTTCCGATATTCTTGAGGTAGAAAAAGAAAGATTTAGCACTACAACGTCGCAACAAGACACCCTATACGACAATAAAATTAATTTTATTAAAAATGTCGATGGTGCCCTACGATTATTTGGAGATAAAACATTCGCGGATTCTACGAGTACCTTCTCCCGTGTGAATGTTTCTAACCTATTCATCTATCTGAAGAAAAAGTTAGAACCACTCGGAAGAAGGTTCTTGTTTGAACAAAATGATGCTAGATCAAGAAAACTCTTCATAAATGCAGCAGAACCATTCCTTAAGACTCTCGTGGGACAACGAGCGATAACGGAATTCAGAGTGGTGTGTGATGAAACCAACAATGGTCCGGATATAGTTGATTCGAATCAATTTGTGGTAGATATTTTCATCAAACCAACAAAAACAATCAACTTTATTAAGATAACACTAACAAACTTAGGAACATCCTTTGAATTAGAGTAATTCATAAATAAACATGAACTCTCTAGGAGAATAAGATGGCACGACCCAACGTAACAGTAATAGTTAACGATCAATCTTTTGTAATTAGCGGAACAGAATCTGGTGGAGCACACCGAGCAGGATTTATCGGTGCAACTTTAGGCGCAGCCTTGGGGACCACATCAGAAAGACAAGAAGGATTTTTTGTTGTAGAGGGAACCAATGACTGGTTTGCTCGTCTTAAATCAACGGATCCCGTGGAGACCGCCGCAGACGGTGACGGAGCCGGACTTTCTGGAACAACCCTGGCGGGTGACAGTCCCTTCTACCACGGTTTCTCTGGTCCGGGTGCGAACATAGAGTTCACTGGTGGTAACATATTTGCCGGAGGAACTTTCCAAAGATGGCCAAACGGACCAACTGGACAATGGGCTGATAGATGGTGGAGTGTTCACAATTACCTTCTATATGGTGGAAATGCCGTAGTAGGGTTCAAGGGTTCTACAATTAACACCACCAGCGGATCAACCACACTCCAGAACAAATCAATAGCACTCGATTCTGTGTTTGGAGCATCGGGTGATAATAGTGACATAGCGACTATCGTTGAAGCAAGAGGAGATTGTGTCGGAGTACATCACATTCCTTCCAGTACAGCAGTTTCGAGTGCGGCCAAGTCCACAAGCAGTGAAAATATTATCACAGTTTATGGCGAGAAGAGTCATGTGGACATTAGTAGACTTTCGAGTGCAGTGGTCACAGACACCAACCTGATAAGCACACCCCTATCTTCTGATGTTGCAGGATGTCTCGCAAGAACAGATAGAGTAGCAAGTCCTTGGTTCTCACCAGGCGGAACAACCCGTGGTAGAATTCTTGATGTGGTAAGACTCGCCAAGGATCTAACTGATGGTAATCAAGACACTCTTTACGATGCGGGAATCAACCCAATTGTAACCTTCCCCGGAGAAGGAACGATTCTCTTCGGAGACAAGACAAATAAGCCAGCAACATCTACTCTGAGTAGAATTAATGTTGCTCGACTCTTTATCTACTTGAAGAAGGTAATCGGAACTTCTGCAAGAAGTCTATTATTCGAACAGAATGATGAAATCACTCGAAACCTCTTCATAAACGCAGTAACACCTCTTCTTGAAACCATTAGGGGACAACGAGGAATTACCGACTTCCGAGTGATCTGTGACGATACGAATAATACACCAGATATCATAGATTCTAACCAGTTCGTAGCAGATGTCTTTATCAAAGCAACTAAGTCAATTAACTTCGTTCGTCTTCGCTTCACCAATAAGAGTGAAGGTGCAGAATTAAGCTGATACATACCACTAGGAGATAAAAATGGCCGGACCTAATAGCATAGACGAATTCAAAGGTAATTTTCACGGGGGAACCCGACGCAATAGATTTTCAATTAATGGATCTATAAATGGCGATGCAAATTTAACAACTTTCCATGCATATGCATTCACACTTCCAGCAGTGGGAATTGGAGAGATCCCTGTAGATTACAGAGGAAGAAGAGTATACATTCCTGGCGACAGAGACTATCCACAATGGACTCTAACAATTCTTGATGACGCATCAGGACCAGGATCTGAAATATATCATGCATTCCAAGAATGGCAGAGACAGATTAATGATCACACAGAAAACAGTTCAGAGACAGGTGCTTCTGCTAATAGACAGCAGTGGACTATCGAACATCTAGATTATGAAGGTGCTGTAACTCTGAAAGAATTTGAACTGAAGGGTTGTTGGCCAGTCAATGTCGGTGCAATTCAATTGGCCGCAGGTGCGAGAGATGAATTAGTGACATTCGATGTCACAGTAAGATATGATTATGTTAACTACACACCAGCAGCACAGAGTCCATCAAATGGTGGACCAATAGGCTGATTTACATTATTAATTATGGAGTGATAAATGGCTTTTAAGTTTTTTGGATTCGAATTTGGTAAACCACAGGATTTAGGGACCCCCGTTATTGATCCGGCTGTCAGCCTCAGTAACAAAGGTCCCGAATCCTTTGTACCACCTGAAACATATGACGGAACATATACTTTCGAAACAGGAGGTGTATTTGGTACATATGTGGATATTGGTGGGCAAAATTTAGCACAACAGATGAAGGGCGAAAATGAGTTGATTCGCACGTATCGTGGTATGTCCCTTTACCCTGAAGTAGATCAAGCAATAGAAGATATTGTCAACGAAAGTGTTGTCCCTGGCGATAACATGGATACGGTAAAATTAGATCTAGACGATGTGAATATATCCGATATTGTAAAGAAAAAAATACACGCAGAATTTAAAAAGATAAAAAAACTTCTGAGTATCGACAAACGAGCACATGATATGTTTCGTCGGTGGTATATCGACAGTAAATTATATTATCATATTTTAATTGACAATAAAAACCCAGATGCAGGGATGGTGGAAGTTAGACCAATTGATCCACTAAAGATCAAGAGAATTCGAAAAGTTAATAAAAAAAGT